TCTATCTACGGTTTCATCCCATGTTTCTCTACGTCCTTCCTCTTCTATCCATCTTGAATAGCGAGAGAGATATATAAAAGACTGATACTCAGTTGGTAGGTTCATCCACGTTCTCCCCATATCTAAGTTCCAATATCATTTGTGCATAGTGAATAATCTTCTTAATGTCCTTTGCCCCTTCACCTTTGGTGCGATGACGGGTTACATATTTTACTATATTACCTTCAAAGAAGTCAAGTTCATTCGCATAAATATATTCAATCGGTTGAACTTCCAGCTTCTTATAATGATCTCCACCTACTTGATAGTCTCTTGTTGACATTTCATTCCTCTCCTTTGTTTACCCATTCTATAGCCCGTGTTAATCTATCTATATCATCTTGAAATAACCCTAATCCAGAGTTACATCTATGGCAAACCCATCCTCTAACTGTTCCAGTTCTGTGACAATGATCTACCTGCCATGCATTTCCATTTCTACGAATACCTTTGTGTTCTTTATTACAAAGAGGACACTTATAATCTGCATCAGGATACTTATGTGTTCTTTTATATTCCTGTACTATTTGCACACTTCTACGAATGCACTCTTTACACGTATGCTTCCTGCCTAGATGATGCTGAATATCTACGGTAAAATCTAGTAACAAATACTTTCTCTTATTACATTCTATACAAACTCTTGTATTTGGATCATCTTCTTCTAATTCAATTTCCTTAATTTCATTAAATAAATTAAGTTGCATATCTATTTCCCCGACAGTATAGAATAGATTTGATATCTAAAGTTAGACTTCTGCTCTGAATTAATAACCTCATAAGCAAACCCTCTTACGATAGAGGGTTCTATACCAGCATGATCACAGACAAATTCAAAGTTATCACACGTAACACCAACGCTACAAAAGAACCAAGCTTCAGCCCTGTCCCTATTGATCTTACTCAATTTTTTAACAGCCTTGTCTTTGTTATTCTTATGAAATTTATTTGATGCATCCAACAGGGCTTGCATAATTACGGCCAAGTACAATCGTCGCTCTGGTTCTTCATGATCGAACTGAACTATAGGATCTACAAATATATCTGGATCATCGTCTTTCATTATTCTTTCTTTTCTTAGCAAATCGACCAAGTTTATCTCTTGGTGCTCTCTTTGTTATTTTTCTCTGTCGTTTAATTTGGTCGGATCTAAATTCCTCACGTTCCCAATCTTTCTTTTTACTATCTGATATCTTACATAGATATTGTGGATCTTCATAGCTCTCGACAGGCCGATAGAACTTACCACCTACTCGTGAGTTATAGTAGGCAGGTTCATCTGAACCTTCCAGAGTAGAGGCAAGGACATTGTATTTCATCTGATAGTACAATTCATAGTATCTTAGACTACGTTTGTTCTTATACTCAGCTATGATCTCAAACTTGAAATGCTTCTTACCTATCTTCTCAATGTCCTCGTTCAACCACTTGGAGGAACCAGTGTATACTTTCCAGTTAGATTCCTTATCTCCAAACTTAGCTTTAACTTTGTATTGTTTACATCCTATGTATGCCTTACCATTGTGAAGGTTGGTAATGATATAGACGAATCCAAACTTATCTGGATCAGGAACGAATGCCTTACCACTACCAACCTGTAACCAATGGTGATCTACCAATCTCTAATCTCTGGTACATCTCTAGGTGTCCTCGATACATGCGTGAGATATCTATATCCGTTTGCATAATCAAAGACACGTAAACCATGTCCACCATTCTTATCCTTCCAGCACTCCTTCTTATGAGCACAGTAGATACATGACGTACCTAACCTGCGATTGCCAGAAGTACCATCAGCTACATCAGAGTAGCATCTAGCAGGTGGACTATCCTGTTTCATTACCTTCTTGAGATGCTTGATCCTATCATCAGCATTAATCATTTCCAAGGAATGAACAGGTAACAAACATATCTCACCAGTTTGCTTATTAATAACTAGGAATGCAGCTTCATCAAGATCATTCCCTTCTGCATAAGCAGATATCTGAGCTATGTATCCAAATGGATCATCTCTTTGCAACCTGCCTTTCTCAAATTTATCAAAGCTCCTGCCTGATGCAGACTTACAATCAACTAGTACGCCATCAATAATACAATCCTGATGTCCTTTAACTCCTCCTACGGTAACTTCCTTTTGTGTATCCGTTACGCTATGTCCAGCTATACGAGATAGGGCAATAAGAAGTTCTTCCAATATATATCCATATAGAAACTTGATACGTGTGGAAGCTGCAAGAGGTACTACCTCGTCTTGTGACAGGTGCTTGTCATACCACAGTTGTCTCTCTGGTCTACCTATGGCAGACAATCTTAGATTGCCATTAACACGAGGCTTCTCATTTAGAAATAGTTTTAAGTGCTCCTTTATGTTGGTTGCAAATTCATCGACATGATAATCTATTTCTCTCTCGTCCATATCCAATTGCTCAGGACTAAAGAGATCATAGATATCCTCCACTAATGTATGTATATTTTTCATATTAAAATTAGGAGAGGCACCTGCACCCGAAAAACAGACACCTCTCCCCCCTCACAAACAGGATTAATTAAGAAGCGAAGGGAATATCTTCATCCCCTTCTTCACTGGAGAAACCACCGTCAACAACATCAAAAGCCGTATCAGCTTCTGTATTATAAGGAATAAGATCAGTCACCTGCACCGCACGTAGGTCTGCACTCACCCCCTTATTACCTTTAAACTCCCACTCATAGGTGGTGTAGTGTACATTAACAGTTGAACCATTCCCAATAAGGGTCTGTGTCATTGTACGCTTTTGACCATCAACAAGATCAGGAGCACGGTTAAGAGATCCATCTTTCCGACGAACCTTACGTTTGATCGAAACAAAGTCACCACGATCATCACCTTTATTCTTAACAGAAAGCCCATCCTTCTTTAAAAGGTCAAGGGATTTCTTATCAAGGTTAGCAACATCAATAGACCATACACCATCAGAATCAAAGGTGGTGTTTGGATTAACAATAGCCGCCCAATAAGCGGTTCCAGAAATTACTGACATATTATTTATATCTCCTATATATGTTTGGTTAATGAAACGAATTATCTCACAAACGGTTCAACATGTCAAGCATAAAATTGAATATGTTCTAATTAAACCGTATGTAGTACGTAAGTACTACCTACATACGGTTAATTAGTGTGTCGTAGCCCATGTCTCCCCGTCTTTCCATGTACTATCTAACGGACAATTGAATTTTAAGTTACGTTCTGTATCTTTAATTCCTTCCTTAGTTATGATTCCAAATTGTTGTATATCTTTCTTAGCTACTTCAAACTGGTACTCATCGTGTATTGATGCTACAAGTTTAGCATCTAATCCCTGTCGATTTATTCTTGTTGTCATATTAATAAGCCAATCCTTACATACAGTTGCACCTGCTCCTTGTATTAAAGTATTAAGAGCTGAGTGAGGTGATCTTGTATGAAGGTACCTACCATCTATACCTTTGATCTTATGCCTCTGAGCGGCCTCCTGAACGCTGTTACGGAGCCGTTTAAGGTCAGGCATGTTCGACAGGAACTTATCTATAAGTTCTTGTCCCTTCTTCCTACTACCACCCACTATGTTCCCTATCTTCTCAGCACCTGCTCCATATAGGAAGGCATAGATAAAGGTCTTGGCTTGATCTCTATCTGTTATACCTGCCATGTTCATGTTGGCTGTATGAACATCACCATTAAGGATCTCATTGGTATAGTCTTTGTTATCCATCAAATGTGCCAAACATCTAAGCTCAAGACCAGACGCATCTGTCCCAACAAGACTATGTGTATGTGGGTTACTAACTGTCCAGCAATCCCTACATTCTTTACCGAAGGGACTACGTACTGCTGGTATCTGAGCCATGTTCGGACCATAGTGTGCCATGCGGCCAGTAATAGTTCGCAGAGTAAGCACCCTTCCATGTACTCTGCCTGTGTCATCGTTGTAGTTATCTATCCATGATTGGACTTGAGCTATTCTCTTTTGCAACAGGAAGAAACGAGAGAACTTCTTGGCTTCTTCCATGTCAATCTTATTCAGGATCTCCTCACTTACAATTACATTGCCCTTATCAGTATGGTGCTTTGGTTTCCATCCCAATGCCTGAAGACGGTCAGCTATCTGCTGCCTTGATCCTATGTTAAAGGGTATGTACTTGGTCTTTGTCTTTAACTTTATCTCTGTAGGTTGGAATGTAACCTTCGACCAGTTCACAAGCTCATGTGCCTCATCGGACAAACGAGATAACAAACCTATGGTCTTGCGTATGTCCAAAGCAAACCCATTTGTTTCCTGTTGGTCTATGATTGCACGTATCTTATGCTCCATATTAATGGATTCCGGTGAGAACTTTCTCCCTTCTTGTAATAACTTTTTATATACCTGCTCTGTAAGATCAACATCATTCTTGCAGTACTCAAGCATGTCATCTGTATATGTGGAGAAGTCCTCACATTCCATCTTTGGATAATGTAGAATTTCTCCCCATGATTGTAAGCTATGTCCCTTATCTCTAATAGGATTAAAGAGTTGCGACATAACAAGAGTATCTCTCATTTGGTTTATCTTAATATTAACTCCAAGTAATCTACGAAGTATGCGAACATCAAAGGATATACCATTGTGCATTACAAAGTTATCCACTGTGTCACACCAAGGTTTAAACTTATCTAAATTTGTATGATCCCATACATGTACCTGAGATGTATCAAGATCCTTAGCTACTATGCAATGGATCTTTGTCGCATCCAAGGAATCTGTTTCTATATCAAGTACTACATTCATACTCCAAAACTTTCTCCACATCCACACTGAGATGTGGCATTAGGGTTGACGATTTTCAAGTAGGAACCTGCTATGCCATTAGTAAAATCTATAATAGTATTTAGTATGAACATCATAGCTTCAGGCTGGACACATAAGTAGCCCGAATGTAATTCAAACTTGTCCTCTGTATTAAACTTATCTGGTATTTCTTCTTGCAGTATAGACCACTCATAGGTAAACCCTGCACAACCTCCACCTTTAACTCCAAGCATAACACCCTTGGCATCATGCTCCTGTACTATTCCAGACAGGTGATCGTTAGCGCTATCGGTTATTGTAATTAAAGACATATCTCACGTTCCATTGCTCGATGCCAGTACTTATAAATTATTTCTATAGCATCCTTATTGGTATAATTTTTAGGTAAAGAGATACCCTTCATGGTTAGCCATATCTTATTAGCGATATCTCTATCTGTCATTTTAAGATGGATACTTCGTATTAATAAACTCTTCAGTGATATCATAAGGCTCCTCCATATTAATTAGGTTAGCATCATTCACATTTATATGATAAAACTTTTCATTGGTTGTATACTTAGTATTAATTGTGTCCACTTTTGAATTTCGTACAGCTAGTCCACTAATAAACCATGCTTGTTTACAATCACTACGAAATATAATAAAAGTTAACGGACCTTTTGATCCATCACCTACCCACTTATCTATAATTTTCTTCTTCCTGTATGGAATACGTACCTCCATCCACTCATTAGGCCATTGCCTGACCCAACTATATTTAATTTCAGTCTCAAAGTATGCTGGTATACCATCCTTCATACATACAATGTCAACTTTATAATCCTCTTCTGATTCTATATTTTTATAGCCATTCAAGTCGAGCCATCTTCCCATGATACCATTTGATAATGGATCTGACTTGTCATATAACTCTTGATCAAACTTCTTGAGTCCCATTAATCATCTCCTGTGTCGAATGGGTTACTAATTTCTGTAAGTCTACCCGTATCTTTATTATAAAACAAGTGTGTTGTAACACCTGTGTCTCCTGTATACCTATTCTTTAGTATACGAATGGTTGTCGTGTTAGATAATATAGGATCATCCTCCTGTTGATTTCTTTCCAACGCTATAACTGAATCAGATAGATGTCCTATGGAAGCTGACCCTCTAAGGTGAGAGAGTGTTACTTCACGTCCATCCTCGTGTCCTCTGTCACCAGAAGGTCTGCGGAGATGTGACACAAGTAACAGACATATACCTGTCTGCTCAACAAGAGATCTTAACTTGGTCATTAATATATCTATGGACTTTCTCTCGTCTGTATCTTCCTGACCTGATACGAGGATGCTCAGATGATCAAGACAAATCCATTTACAATCAAGAGCTTGAGCCATAAACCTAACCCTTGCTAGTATCTCATCGTTGTCCACAGATCCAAAGTGATCGAAGGCAAAGAACCTACCTGAGTTGATAGTCTCCTCTTGAAACTTCTGCAACTGCTCCGGTTCAAACCCTTCTCTAATCTCTTTAATGTACAGACGAGCACTCGCTTCAACGGACATGATGTTCCATGCCGTGTTCTTAACACTCTCCTCAAGAGCAAGGATACCTATGTTATCTTCTGTGTTACGTAGGAAGTGATGCATTAACTCTCGTATGATGCTTGATTTTCCCATTCCACTTCCGCTACAGAACGTAATTAATTCCCCGGTTCTCATTCCATAGGTCTTCTCGTTCATCTGCGGCCAAGGATACAGGCAGGTATCACAATAGTCTTCTTCATATAAAGTTTCACCAAGATCTTTAAGGTTGATTATTCCAGCGGGAGTATACGGCTTTGCATTCCACCAGCAATCATTGAACGCAGCACGTTGTCCCATCTTGAGATATTCATTAGCATCCTTATGATCCATGCGTACTATCTTGGCTTTGTTAGGAGCAAACAACTGAGCTACCTGTTCAGCAGCTTCCTGTCCTTGCTTGTCCATGTCAAAGCATATGATCACATTATCAAAGCTATCAAGATATGGGAACGCTTCCTTGCAGTCACGCAATGCAGAAGCCGCACCAGTTTTAATAGATAGCGACGGCCACTTTGATCCCATCAGTTCATAAGCTGACATGGCATCAACTTCACCTTCACAGATGGTAACATACTTACCTTTAGGTGAGAAGATATTTTGTCCGAATAGAACTGCACTGGACAGATCACCTTCGACCCACATTCTTTTATCTTTAGTCTGTCTTACCTTATGACCTATCTGCTCACCTCTGTCGTTGAAGTAACCATAAAGGTGATGGGTTACAATAGCACCCTCACTTTTAATCTTGGTACTATATTTCTTTGCAGTATCAAGAGATATCTTGCGGTCACTTACCTCTCCCCAATTTCCTACTGTGCTCATGGGCTTTGCTTCCTGCTTTGGTATGGTTAAAACATTATCACCGAACTTTGTACTACAACTAAAGCAATATGAATAGCCTTGGTTGTGGTTGACGTTAGCATCAGATGAACCACACTTAGGACAGGCTCCCCGATCTAACCATTGTCGTTTTAGCATTCGTAATCCTTTCCCATTTCTAATTAATCCATATGTAGTACGTAAGTACTACTACATATGGTTAATTAGTTTGTTGTTATACACCCGGCCCCGGCCAAGTGCCATCATTAATTTCTTTCATGCGTGTATGCATAGTTTCACGGGTAAAACTATCTGATATAGTACACATCTTTTGTATCGCAGACTTAGGTATGGAAATAAGCCCACCGTATTGTGCCTCACTTTTAATATCAGAGTTATTAATAGAAGAGGCTATGGTTACATAGACATCATCTTGATTAACCAACATGCCAACAGTTTTAATTATCATGGGTCGTAGATCTTTTAGCTCTTGTTCACTCTTCCAATCAGCATCTTCATATTCTGCTGAATCAATCCACTCAACGATAACTACTTTATTATTCATCGGCATCTTCCCATGTTTCTTTAACATAATTAGATACAAAAGCCTCTTTGTCGGACATAATATCATCGACTTCAAATCTTGCAAGACGTTTAGCTTCTCGTACTGAGTAGCCTTCGTTCTTATACTGTCTTGTTATGCTACGAAATAGTTGTTGTCTATCTCGTGCCAAAAAGTCCTTGGTCATAGTTCTAATTCGCCTTGATTGTCCGCACCATTAGCTCGTTCCCATATCTCCACACGGGACGCTCCATGTTTAGCTACCCATTCAGATCGCTCAAGACGGCCAGCATCCTCTTCCATTTCGATAAGCCAATCACTTACTGATGCCATGTGTATCTCCTTTTGTTTCCATTTCCTTATACTTTGTAAGCTATCTTTAACAATAGATCGTATGTTTTCACATGTGATTTTATCATATAGTTCCTCTTTGTCAAGCCCATACTTGTCAAGAAAGGATGCTCGTCCAAGCTTAATATCTTCTACAATCTTAGGATCTATAGTCTGGATCATCCATCATCGCCCAACCACTCATGCCACTTTTGAAATTAGCATTAGAACTATTACGCTTTCGCTCCGCATCCAACTCGTCTGATAAAAGTTTTATACGACCATAAGCTCTTTGTAATTGTTCTTGTAGCTCCTTAATGTTACGTCTAAGTTCTCGTTCGATATCCATTTCTTTCTCGCCTCCATTTGTTATGGGTCCCTGCTTCTTTCATAGCAGCAATAGGCTGATAGTTCCACACTCCAGTAGATATCCAATCATATCTATGACCGTTACCAGAGGAGAAAGGATAGCCCCTTTCTTGTGGTTCATAGTTAGTATCCACCTCCTCCCAACGAACCCACTTCTTATCATAGTCCCGTTGAGTAAACTCAATCCTCCTGCAAACGTGAGGTCCACAGTCGTTGACGATACTTGGATACTGGATTTCTTCATAGGTCATGCTACTATTGTCCTTCTGATTGTTCTATGTTCTTGATCTCTACCAAAGAAATCGGAGATCCAATCTCCTGTTCTGAGGTAGTGTCTTATTTCTTTCACGTAACCTTCATGTATTAAACTTTGAGCAAGTGATTCTTTGTGTCCTTTACGTGCAGCTTTGGCAAGTATCTTACGCTGCTCGTCATTGAACTTCAACCAGTTCTCTACGTTATCTCTATAGAGTATATGATCTTTGTTCTTTTTAAGAACAGAAGGGTGTGCCTTAACACCTTGGATTAATGTAGTCGCCATAGCTCTACACCACTTTCTAATTGTTCCATGTCGAGGCCAAAATCTTTGCACATTAGTTCCATGTAACGCCATGCACTTATCTTATCTACAAACTTAACGGCATTGCCATCATCATCCGACAAGATATTTACATAGTCATCTAGCGTATCATTCTCTACAATAATCCACATATTATTTTTCCTTTGCAATTATGCGTCTTTCATTCTCTAAGTCCCAATAAACTATCTTAACATCTAAATCTTTTTGTTCATCAGATCTAATACGATGTATCATGCTACCAGATTGAGGCCCACTCTCTCTTCTTGAATATGTCTTGGCATCTATCTTCAATACTTCTTTTGTCTCTGGATGAACGGCTATAAAATCTATTGGCCCTGTATTATTAATTTCATTATATACAAAGTAACCTTCTTTAATGTAAGAGATCATTAAAGATAATTTAGAAATCATTCCCTTTTGATGTGTAGGCTGCATTATCTTTATCCTTTAATTTATTTCGATTGTAAACAACCTTACTGGACACAACTCTCTTTCTCCACATAGGATCAGAGAGTTGCTTCGCCAGTGGATTGTTCTTACGTTTACCTGCAACTCTCTGATCTTTCATAGTCTTATTCCTTATCTAGCTCCACCGTTATAGGCTTCGATTCCCATCTTTATTACTTCTTTGAAGGGCCAATCCATTTTGTAACCATCCGATTTATATTCCTCATCCAGATACATAGCAAGATATCTTATCTGTTCTCTTGTTAGTTCTATTTTTTCCATAGTCCTATTCCTCTTCAACGAGTGTATCAGAATGTAAAAATCCTTTATAATTTATCTCCTCTTCAAACCAATTCCAAAGACTTTCATAAGCATGATCCCAATTTAAATAGTCACCGCTTTCTACACCTTCCGTAGCCATCTTTTTTATCAGTTCATTATCACTATATTCATAATTTATATTTAGTCCTAATTGTTTCATAGTATATACTCCTTATGCTGCTAATGCAAGCCATTCATTAGACTGTAGCATCTTCCTTACCTTCTCTTCTCTTCCAACAATGGTGGAGTGGGAAGGTCTGTTCATCAAGCCTATAGTCCCATGACTAGACCAGTGAGTAGCAGCTTGATATGCAGTCCACAAAGTACCTTCATTGCGTTGGGCATAACTCTCATAGCGAGAGCGACCATGTATGTGACGGTTCTCCTCATCGAAGATCTTCATCAAGTTAGATAACATAACCTTGTTGGCTACGGTCTTACGTTTGACGTTATCCATTCTCTTTGCAAGTGTCTTAGTGAATAGATCAACAGTAGCATCACGAGATACTTTCGTATGATACCATTCTTTCATCTGACCAAAGCCACTACCAGCTATGTACTCTCCTGCATTCTTGATCTTTGCAGCGAATGAAGGGATGTGGAAGTTCTTTGTATGCCTACCATAGACGTAAGCTAACTTGTCACCAGAGACTAATGTATTCCAGCACTTGCTACGCCATAGTCCCATCATGCCGTTGTTGGCCCACGTCCTGTTGTGAGATGTACGGAAGCAGAACTCTGGTATAACCTCATCTGTATCTTCATATCCTCGTGTTTCAAAACACATAGCATGTGCGGGGAACTTTGCACGTAGCTCCAGCTTGGCACCGTTGTCAAAGACATTAGTTTCAAACTCAGCATCGGTCATGTCAAGACCTGACATATTCAGTGCCTCCTCGACACCTGACACAACATCTAAATACTGAACTGGTTCGTATGCTTCAGAGACTATGGCAAGAGGAACTTTGCTATCAGTACGCTTCAGCACCATGCCTATATCTCCTGACAATGGCTCCATCCTGTCACCAAAGACAGGAGTATAGTTTTCATTGTCATAGAATAGTGGTTCTTTCTTAACGGTGAAATCAATCTGTGAGTGATTAAACATTATGCTACATCCTTCTGTAAGATTCGTACAAAGTCTGGTACTACCAGACGTTCAACATCATTAATACCTTCATCGACAAACTCAAGGAGATCATTGATCTCGTCTATATCAAGATCATATATGTTATTTTTATTTGATACTGTCAAGATGTAATCTTCCATTACATCATCTATATCTGCATGAGTTTCATATGGCTTTGTCATATTAAATCTCCAACTGATAGGTATGCGTTTTAGTCATAGCTTGGAACCCTCTCTTGTTTCTTGTTACCGATAGTCCCAATGCTCTCCATAATCCAGAATAGTTTTGTTGCATCTCACGAAGGTTCTTGCAATCTGGATTACGTATCTTAATAACTTTTCTTTTATCATAGTTCTTCATCATCCTCTCCAAGCTGGAGAATAGGTGCCTCTGACACACCCTCTCCTTTATTTATTATATCACAAAAGTTCGGCCACGTATATCCACAATAGCAGAAATATTCCAGAAATGTGGAGCCTTAGCTACGTGAAGGTACCACTTTCCAAGGTCAAAGCGACGGCCATCCTTAGTTTTACGGGTGCCAAAGTAACGGTCACGGCTACGAATACGGAATACAAAATTCATATCAATCTCCATTCGGTTTCAGTTATACTAATTAATCCATGTGTAGTTCGTAAGAACTTCACTACACATGGTTAATTAGATTGTAGGTACCACGTCAATATTTCATATGCTTCTTGAAATGTTAGGTATGGTCCTTTTCTAAACTCAACTGGATCAGGACCACTTACTATGTACCAGCCTCCTTTCCATAATTCTATGTTCATAGTTACTCTCCTCTTGCGTCCCACTCTTGCTCTTCACGTATATACTCTGCCTTTTCTATGTCTCTTTCAACTATTATCATAGCCAGATCTTCAGCCATTCCAGCAGGATATCCTTCTTCTATAAGTCTATCATAGCTATCCCAATACAAGTCTTGACGCTGATCATAAGCTAGATCATTCCCGTGGTGTGACATCATTAGCTCCTTACTTTTGTTTCTACATTAGCCTTTGTCTCTATCCATACATGAGCACCACAAGACAAGGGCTTGTCAGGACTATAGATTATGCTGCATGGTCCATCTATGTGAACTTCATGAGCATACTCATTATTCTTGTAAGTCTTGACAGTCAAGACAGGATCACGTTTATCATGCTTACGATTGCTCTTGATAACGTGTTGATTTACATGGATAATCTTTTTCATTATTCCCATCCTTCTGGCATTTCATTTTGCTCCTCGTTTATCACTCTCCTTAGACGCTCTCTTTCGGATTTGGGTAATGAAAAGAGCTTGACAAGTATAGTATCACGACCTGCGTCGTCATCATCTATGAGCCAATTCAAATATTCTTCTGCTGTTTGCATCTCAATCTCCATATTCTAATTAACCCTGTCTAGTACGTAAGTACTTAACTAGACAGGTTTAATTAGTATTTCTTGACCTTTTCCACGATGGTAGTCACACCGTTGTTGGGTGTGTAACATAGTAAACAATTCTTGCACTGTTGTCCAGTACAATTTTGACGCTCCACTTCTTCATGTTCAAGAACATTGTTAAATGTTCTATGAAAGTGCTTGGGTGGCTTGGATAATATGTTGCTGATCTTTGGATTGGAATATATCAAGATCAAGTTAGGTGGACAGTCGTTATCTTTGAAGTACCTGTTGATAAGATCCTTTCTCTTTGTCCATAGTCCGAAGCTACAGTGTGGGTTCTTCTTGGCTATGTTCACATAGTTAATCAGGTTGGTGATGTTTATTAACTCACCGTGAGAATCAAAGCGAAAGAACGCATCCAATATCAGAGGCAATTCTTCTTGTTCAAGAACTCTGCTGCTCAAGAGATCAGAGTTGCGTTGGAAGGCTGGTTGACAATTCTTGCGGAATGTCTTGAGCATAGCATGGCTGTAGCATTTGGTACATATGATGCTAGTGTCCTTTGCTTTGTTCATCTTGATACAGAAATCGTTGGTGACAGTATTCGTATTGATGGATTTAATCAGATCCAACTTACCTGAACCATTTGTTATGTGTACTTCTGACATAGTATTATTCCTCTCCCTCTTTAAGTTCAATCAACTCATCCAATTCGGCATCAAGTCTTGCGAACTCTAATGCTATCTCAAGGGAACACCACTCACATCCAGTGCATTTATATGACACATCAATCTCCATATTCTAATTAACCCTGTCTAGTACGTAAGTACTTAACTAGACAGGTTTAATTAGGTTTCAGTTATGCTGCACACTTCCTTGACTATGTACTGTCTTGCCTGTGGTACAGCGTTACGTCCCAAGTCTTGAGCTACCTGTTCAAGAATGTCTGACATTGCCCATCCTTGCAGCTTACTTTTACGTCCAGTTTCTATGCGTTTGTCAACATAGTTCTTGATAGTTTTAGAAGTCATATGATTAATCCTTTCCAAGTTGCTCAGTGTTATCTTCCCATATCTGGAAGATCATAAAACGAATGGCTGTTATCCACAGTCCCACTATGCCTATTGCCAAAGGCACAAAAGATAGTAACACGATTATAATTCCAATGTCAACAAAAGTCATAGCTCAAGACTCCTTCCTCATCAATATTTTCTTATGAATGATATCACCATCAGCATCTAAACAATGCTGTATAAGTTCAACTTCCAAAGAACCTTCTTGTAACTCATTCAAGATAGCCTTAAATAAGTGTCTACCTGTGCGAATATTAAATGTGCTAATATCCTCACCACCTACCATATCTCTCAATACAAGTTCTAACATAGCTAACCCCCAATTAATCTGCTGCATACCAGTATGCCGCTAATGTTACCAAAGAAAAATGCCATCAAGACAAAGAAGAACACTGTGCTATGCTCCATCATAGTATTTACTCCCAACAGTTTGGATGTGTTAATCTTGGCGTTCTCAATATGAGCATGAACTTCTTAGAAGCTGGTTCTTTTTCATTTTCACAAGCCCATGATGTGAACTTGGCACTTTCGGTCCAACCTAACTTCATAAAGTTCTTGACAAACTCTTGTCTTGAACTTTCTGGATTGGTGTTAAACCAATCTATGAACTTCTTCATCTTCATGGTTTTTACTCCTTTCAAGTGTAAACTTGGCTTACTGGAAAGCCTGAACACAAGTTCTTGAACTTGTCTCTTGA